ATCTATTATCAGAAATGACATCAATTGTTAAATCATAAATTTTATTAATTACTTTTTGTTCATCATCATCTTTACATAATTTTTTAACACCTTCGTTTGTTGTTATTCTTCTATAACCATATGGAATATATCCAATATGATCACCTCTATCTTTTTTAAATTTAATTGATGCTTTTACTTTGTCTGACACAGTATCAGATAATAATTGTGTTGTTGATAAAATTTGTCTAAAATTATGTCTATTTGTTGCTATATTATTCCATGTTAAATTATCATAAACAGAATGAACTAATGATTTTTTATTTAATCTAATATATTCTAATTTTTCAATAGCATTATTCATATTTCTTGAAAATCTTGAAATATCATAACAAATAATCATTTGTCCTTCTTCTAATAAATTATCTATAATATGATTCAATGAATATTGGTTTGAAAATTCTCTTGCCGATACTCCATTATCTCTAAAAATTCCAGCAATATTAATATTATTTTTAATAGCAAATTCTTTACATAATGATTCTTGATTTTCTAAACTTACTTCATTAAGATTATTTCTTTTACTTGTTCTACAATAAATATATGCTTTTCTTTTAATATCTTTATTATCTCTAACAATTTTATATTGTTTGTATTCATTAAGAAATTCTGTTTGAATAAAATCTTTTTCATCAATAAATGATAATTTTTTGCTGCCAACCCATTTAATTAAATATGAATTTCCATTATTGTTAATAATATTTTCAATCTCACTGATATTTTCAGTTTCATTAATATCAGTCATAGGTTCAGGTGATTTTCGTTTATTGTACATTTTAGAAATTTTAATATTATAAAAATATAGTATTTTAAACTTAAAATTTCAATTTTTTGTTAAATTATAAGTATTTTATTCAAATAATATTTTATAATCCAAATAATTGTGCAGTATTTGGCAATGAAACTCTACCTGAATGATTAACATTTATTGGATCGGGTAATTGACTTACTGGATTTTTAATATCTTTTAAATATCCATAATATTGTTTTAAATTTTCCATAATATCAGGACAAGCATATTGTATTGTTTCATAATTTAATATTTTAACTTGTCTAATAATTTGTGTTGGCAAATTTCTTCCATATTCACCAAATATATAAATCATTACTTGTAATAAATCTAATACTTTTTGGTCTGCTTTTAAAACAAATTTTCCATAAGAACGTTCTAGAATATCTTTTTTAATTGCTTTTTGTATTCTTTTAATATTTTTAACTGAAAAATATTCACGTGAAACTTCTGTTTGACACATTTTCCATTGTCTAACAGCAAGTTTGCAATAAAAATCATCAGGAACATTATAATAATCATGATTTTCTAAATTTACAGATGAATCTAAAAAATTTTTATCATTTTCATCAAATGGGGATATACTCATAATATTATTGTTTTATATTTTATAAATTAATTAAATAACATTATATGTAGCAAGAAGATTTTCTGAAGTAAAATTTGAATTAATTGTTGTTTCTTGTTTAATTGGATCAATAACTGAATACATTTCTAATTTAGATTTATCAACAATTTTTTCTATTATATTACTTGAATTAACATTATTTCCATCTCTTGATATTATAGTCATCTGTCCTTTACCATCATTACTTTCACTAATAAAAATAACAAATCTATAAATACCACCATCCTCAAATGGAACTAAATCACCTCTTTTAAAATTTTTAATTACACCTGTTTTAACATATGGTACTTCTCTTTCATTTAATAATGTTCCAACACGATTATGTAAATATAAATCAAAATATTTAGTAAAATAAGGTAAAATTTTTTTGTCAGTATCAGTGTTAGCAAATGTTTTAATTTGTTTAAATAAATCATCAATTTCTTGTGGTGGTTTAACACCTCCATTATCAGTGAAATCTTTTTGTTTAAATGGATCTAAATCAATTATAGTTTTTTTGAAAATATTATCAAATATATCATTTTTAAAATCTTTTGAATTATCAATAAATGAACCGTTAATTTTTCTTTTTCTTGAAGGTTCATAAGTATTTTTATTTTTTTCTAAATCAGCATCTTTTTCAAAATCTCTAAAATTTGTATCAATTAAAACTACATAACCCAAATTAGGAACATAAAATTCTACACCAGCAATTTTATAGATCCAAAATTTATTTGTTGTTGTTGCTATATCTTTAATATAAACATTTCTATCAAGGCTAAAATCATCAATATAAATTCCATATAATTGCATGACATAAATAGCAACAAATAATTGAAATAATACAGACATCCATACATTTTTTGAATAATAGCCAGATGAAACCATACTATAAATATTACCAACACTTCTGTAATCTTTTCTAGCCCATCCTAAAATACTATAATTAGGTGCTTCTGTAATTGCACAAACAACTTTTCCAGTATATTGTTCTAATTGTTCTTTAACACTTAATTGAGGTTGATTAGAAGGTTTTAATCCTAATTTTTGTTGATAAGCATAAAGTTGAGATTGTTGAGAAATAACATGTTGTTTTAATTGTTGTTGTACCATATTTTGTTGATATGAATTTTGCATTTTTGCTCTTTGTGTTAAATCAGTATCAAAATCAATTCCAGATTTTAAAGTTATTGTATATCCATAAAGCATAACAAAATTAGGACATATTTTTTTTCTCAAAATATTTTCTCTAATATAGTCATATAAACTTAAATCTCGCCATTCATCAAAATTTTTTACGTGTTGTGAATTCTGTTTTTTTGCCAAATATGAACCTTCAATGAGTTTATATACACGAACATTAACACCAGTAGAACCTGTAGCACATACTGATGTTGCTTTATTTGGATCGTGTTTTATTGGATAGCAAGATCTATATAATAAAAATCCTTTTGGCAATTCTCCATATGGATTATTTGAATATTTTTTTAGACTATATGGATTTAAATCTATTAATTTCATATGAGCTAATAAATCCATTGTTGGATTAAAAACATTTGTTTGTGAACCTTTATCAATTGCTGTATTTTCTCCATCTCCATTTGGAAATAATGTACTTTTTATACCTTCACATAATGTAATTCTATCATCTAAATTATTAAAAGCATTTGTAATATCTTTAACAGGTAATAAATTTTCATATAAATTTGATAATTCTTGATGATGATATCCTGAAATGCCATTAATATTAATATTATTTTCTTTATAAATAATTGGCATTAGTCCTTGTTGATTATATTGGTGATTTTTTGCAAAGCTTAATGGATTTACAAATGATGGAACATTATTTATATAATATTGTGGTTGTACTTGTGGTGGTAATTTTTCTTGTGGTGGTTTTTGTTGTGAATATACTTGTAAATTTACAATTGGATTATTTCCTACTTGTATTGGTGGTTGTTGTGGTTTTATTTGTGGTTGTGGAAATTGATTTGGTTGAGTTGTTTGAGTTGGTTGTGTTGGTTGTGTTGGTTGAGTTGTTGTTTGTCCTTTTCTGTTTTCATAAAATGTTTTTTCATTATTTGTGGCAAATGGATTTATTATTGGATTTGTTATATTTGATGTAGTATCTTTTTTTGTTGGGTCATATAATGGTATTATTGGAATATATGCGGTCGAATTGTTTCCACCTTTCAAAAAAAAAAATCTTTTTTATTTTGTTTTACTAATTTATATTTTTTATATTTCTTTTTATTATCACCACCATACATCATAGTTGGTTGTCCCATTTGTGTTTGCATCATTTGTGGTGGCATCATTTGTGATGGCATCATTTGTGGTGGCATCATTTGTGATGCCATTTGTGGCATCATTTGTGGTGGCATTTGTTGTGGTGGCATTTGTTGTGGTGGCATTTGTTGTGGTGGCATTTGTAGTTGTCCCATTTGTAATTGTGGATTTTGTTTTCCCATTAATTCATTCATTTTTTGTTCAATTGCTCCAGATAAGCTATGTTGTTGTTCATTTATATTCATAAATGGAGCCATTGTTGAACCATGTTTTTCTTTTGGTGTTTCTGTGTATTTTTCTCTTTTTAATTTTTTTAGTGTTTTATTAGTTTTTTTTTGAACTTTATTTAATTTTTTCATAATTTTATTATAATTATTTTTTTTACTTCTACTAAGTTTTTTTTTAGATTCAGATGAAGATTCGGATGAAGATTCAGATGAAGATTCGGATGAAGATTCTGTTGAAGATTCTTCTGAAGAATCTGATGAAGAATCAGATGATTTTTGTGTTTCAGAAACAGGCGAAAATTTTTCAGTTGATGTATTATCTTTTTTCTTTTTTTCTTTTTTTTTAGATGAGTCTGTATCAGTTGTTGTTTCAGGTTTAGACGGAGTATTTTCAGATGTTGATGAAGAATAATTAGAAACTGATCTTGAAAGACTAGCATCTTTTGCACTTGAAAGTCCAGCATTTCTTACACTTGAACTATAATCTTGTTTTTTTATTCTTGCCATCATTCGTTTATTTTCAACTGAAGATTCTGTTGCTGAATCTGATAATGGGACTGGACTAAATAAATTATTATTCATTATAAACTTCATAAAGAAATTATTTTTTTTTAAAATTGATAACGAATTATATTTATAATGATGTGATAAATTTTCATTAATTTCAGAATTCAAACCATGAAATTTTGTTATATCTTTTTCTCTTATATTATCAGGAACAATTTCTTTAATAAAATTAATAATTAATTTTGGAACTGTGATATTATTTTTTTCAATAAAAAGAAATAAATAATTAAAAAAATAATGAATATCATAATATTCACTTTTAAGTTCTTTTTTTTTACTTAAATAATCACTTGTTTTTGAAAATTCATAATTATTTAATTTTATACATTTTCCAATATTAGGCAATTTGTATTTAATATCATTTATTACACCATTAATATCATTTTCTATATCATCATCATAAATCATTATTGAATTTAAATCAAGTTTATTGTGTCTAAAATCTTTTAAATTAAATGATATTTTATACAAAATATAAATTATTTGAAAAAATATATTTTCCCATTCATTAATTGTCATATTTTTATGATTTTTCAATAAATATTTTTCAAGTGTTTCATTTTTAGTAAAACCTTCTGTAATTAAACAATATATTTGTTTATTTTTGAATGCTTCAAGTTCTTTAAGGTGTTTAATATCATTATTATCAATAATATCAAATAACATTACTGGCAATACTGACCCTCTAAATCTATCTTTATCTGAATTTAATGTAGTAAGTTCT